CGCTGCCACGGCCTCGGGCCACTACGGCGCTGCCACGGCCTCGGGCTACTCCGGCGCTGCCACGGCCTCGGGCAACTCCGGCGCTGCCACGGCCTCGGGCGACTACGGCGCTGCCACGGCCTCGGGCAACTCCGGCGCTGCCACGGCCTCGGGCAACTCCGGCGCTGCCACGGCCTCGGGCGACTACGGCGCTGCCACGGCCTCGGGCAACTCCGGCGCTGCCACGGCCTCGGGCGACTACGGCGCTGCCACGGCCTCGGGCAACTCCGGCGCTGCCACGGCCTCGGGCGACTACGGCGCTGCCATGGCCTCGGGCTACTCCGGCAAGGTTCGCGGCAAAGAAGGGTGCGCTCTTTTCCTCGTAGAGCGTGATTCAAGCAGGACGATCGTTGCCGTTTGGGCTGGCATTGCCGGACGCGACGGCATCAAAGCCGACACCTGGTATTCGCTGCGCGGCGGCAAGCCGGTGGAGGCCTGAGCCATGCACCAGCAAGTCGAATTCCAGGCCGAGCGATCGGCCACCGCGCCGGGCCAGTGGATCGGCGTCGTGATGGACGAGTGCGGCCGTGTCCTGACGCGCACGGGCCTGACGTACGACACCAGCGACGAGGCGCACTTCGGGGCGCGTGTGAAGTGGCTTTCCCGCCAGCAAATGCTCCATGCGGCAACAAGGAGTGCGGCATGAATGAATCAGCAAAAATGCAAGCGCGAATTATTGCGCTTTCCATGCCTGTTCCTGAGGCCGGATGCTGGCTTTGGACTGGATCAGTTACTAAATCTGGATATGGCAACTGTACTGTTTCTGGACATATTACTGCCCGTGCTCATCGCGCAAGCTATGCGGCATTTAAGGGAGATATTCCTGCGGGAATGCTTGTCTGCCATAGATGCGATACACGATCCTGTGTAAACCCAGATCATCTGTTCCTCGGCACACCAAAGGACAACATTCAGGATGCGCTACGCAAAGGGCGATTGAAGCCGCCTCCCTCAAGCGGAAGGTTTCGGCCAGGTCGCGGCAATTCACCTGTCGCCAACAAGATCACACCGGACGATGTTAGGGCCATTCGCAGACTAGAAGGGAATGGCTTGACTATGACTGAGATAGGGCGCCGCTTTGGCGTTGGTCGTGGCGTAATACATGATGTTTGGATAGGAAGGACTTGGAGCTGGGTTGACGCGGATGAGCGTGAGCTGCAGACGGCATGGGGGATGCGGGCATGAGCGCGCTCCCTGCCCCTCTGCAAGCCGCCATTCGCGGCGTCTGCCAACCGCCTACTGAAGCCGACCGCATCCAGTTCCTTGAGGACGAGTGCCGCCGTCTGCGCACGCGTGCCGAAGCTGACATGCGCCCCGCCGTACTGCGCGAGCCCTTCGAGTACGAGGTGTGCACGAAGCCGGCGGTGATTTCGTGGGGTCCGTCTGGCTGCGAGGCCGAGTACACCACACGCACCGCGAGTGACGAGAACGTGCTGAAGGCGATCGACTGGCTGATCGACAAGTACATGCACGAACTGGAAGCCAAGGTGGACGAGCTGGAGAGGCAGGCATGACCACGCGCCCCTCCCGCCGCCAATTCTGGCTCGGCGCCATCGCTTACGCCGCGATGTGGGCCACTTCCATCGGCTACCTGGTTGCGCATGCAAAGGGATGGGTGCCGTGATGTGCGAGTTCACCGAGTCCACCGCATACATCGCCGAGCTGCGCAAAGAGCGAGCTATCTCAAGGCTTTCCTTTGACCCGGCAAGCGGAATCATCCGTGGAACAAAAGGAAAACCTTTGCGGCGAATTGATCGCTACGGCTATTTAGCTATCCATTCCAATGGACAGTATCTAGGCGCCGCACATCGATTGATATGGGAAAGTGTGCACGGGCCCATCCCGGATGGAATGCAGATCAACCATATCAACGGCATTAAGACAGATAACCGCATTCAGAATCTTGAGATCGTAACTGCGAAACAGAACATTCAGCACTCGATAAAAACTGGTCTTCGCAATATCAATAAAGGCATCAAGACGCGTCGACTCTCCGCTGAAACTGTACTCGCTATCCGCGATAAGCATGCATCTGGAATGAATAAGAGAAAACTAGCACGCGAATTCTCTGTCTGTCGGAAAACCATAACCCAAATCGTTGAACGTCTAACTTGGAAACAGCTACCAGATCGCCCCTCCCTGTCGATGGCGGTGGTCAGCGATTCCTTTGCTGACGGAGTTTCCGCATGACCATCCTCACCCGCTCAACCCGCGTCCCGACCGCCGACGAGCGCCTTGCGCGCTGGTACTACCGCTTCTACGCGTCGGGCTGCCACCACATCCAGCGCAAGCCACGCCTCCGCGTGAAGCCGCGGATCCGCATCGTCTGAACCCATTCCACACGGCGCCGGCCCGTAGCCGGCAGAGGATTTTGTGAGCAACGTAGCCAAGATCGATCAGCCTTCGCAGGCAATGGCTGTCGCCGATCCGATGTATTCCATGATCGAGCGCGCAGCACGGGATCCGTCCGTCGATATCGACAAGATGGAACGCCTGATGCAGATGCAGGAGCGCGCCATTGCGCGTGAGGCGAAAGCGGCTTTTGATGCAGCCATGTCAGCGTTGCAACCGGAATTGCCGGCTATCGGCGAACGTGGCAAGGCCGTTGTGCAGGGCCAGGTTCGCTATACCTTCGCGTTGTGGGAGGACATCAACACCGCAATCAAGCCGGTGCTTATGAAGCACGGCTTCGCCCTCACCTTCCGCACGGACTTCGCGAACGGCATTACGGTCACGGGCGTCCTGTCGCACGCAGCGGGCCATCGCGAGGAAACCAGCATCACGCTTCCGGCTGACGCCAGTGGCAGCAAGAACGCCGTGCAGGCTGTCGCCTCCACCGTGAGCTATGGCAAGCGCTACACGGCCGGCGCGCTCCTCAATCTCACCAGTCACGGCGAGGACGACGATGCGTACGCATCCGTTCAGGAGCCGGAATTCGACCAAGCATGGATCGACAAGATCGCCGACATGACCGACAAAGTGTCGCGCGATGCCGTGAAGGCCGAGATGCTTTCGGAATGGGGCGAGCCGCAGAAAGTGCCCAAGACGCTGATGGCGGCTTTCAATCGGCGCATCGAGGAATTGCGCAGGGAGTCAGCAAAGTGACTGACGCTCTGGAAATCTTCGAATGCCTCCAAAACACACCTGAATGGTTCGAGGCTCGGCGCGGCATCGTTACCGCATCGCGGTTCGCGGATGTTCTGGCGAAGGGCCAGGGCATCACGCGACGGAAATACATGCTGACGCTTGCCGGTGAAGCTATCACTGGTGAATGTGCGGAGAGCTTCAGCAACGCGCACACCGAGCGCGGCCACATCATGGAATCGGAAGCGCGCGATATGTACGCCTTCACGAATGATGTAGAGCCGCTGTCGGTTGGCTTCATGCGTCGTGGTCGCGTTGGCGCAAGTCCTGACAGTCTGGTTGGCGACGATGGTCTGCTGGAAATCAAGACCAAGCTCCCGCACTTGCAACTGGACGTGTTGGACAAGGGCAAGCTGCCATCCGAACACGTCGCGCAGGTACAAGGGCAACTATGGATAAGCGGTCGTGCCTGGTGCGACTTCGTGAGCTACTGGCCACGCCTTCCTTTGTTCTGCATCCGCGTCGAGCGTGACGAGGCTTACATGGCCAGTCTCCAGCAAGCAGTGGACGATTTCATTGGCGAATTGGACAGCTACATCGCCCGCTTCGGATCGAAGGCCGCCTAGCCATGCCCTCCACCTTCGTCCTGCACAAGAACCATCCGGGACGCGCGTTGGTCGCGTCGAACCTACATGCGTTCCTCGACAAGCTGCCGGTGTCGCGGTCGTACCAGGTCGAGGTGAAGGAGTACCGGCGCGAGCGGACGGACCCGCAGAACCATGCGCTATTCGGCGTGGCCTACCCAGCTTTGGAGCGCGAGACCGGCTTCACGAAGGACGAGTTGCACGAGGCGTTCTGCAAGCGGTTCTTCGGCACGGTCGAAAAGGAGTTCGCTGGGCAGCTTGTGAGCAAGCCCTATCGCACGACGACGACGGGGCCGGATGGTAGGCGCGACGTGCTGGGAACGGCGGAGTTCGCGCGGTTCTACGACATGGTGCAGCAGGTCGGGGCTGAGGCCGGGATCTACGTGCCTGACCCCGATCCGCTTTGGAATGAGAGGAGTGCAGCGTGAAAGAACGACCGATTTTGTTCAACGGCCCGATGGTTCTCGCCATCCTCGATGGCCGCAAGACGGTGACGCGGCGGGTGGTGAAGCCGCAGCCGGATTTCGTGGCGAATGGTGTCCCGGCTCGGTTCACACCTGACGATATGCGGCTTGGGCGACTTGGAGAGGCAATGCGTAGCCCCTACGGCCGGCCAGGCGACCGGCTGTGGGTGCGTGAATCGTGGTTGGTGCAGCGCTCCGAGCCATGCCTTGAGCACGAGCGAGACTGGCAGGAGCTGATCTCGCCAACCATTCGCTACCTTGCCGATGGCGCCACTCACCGAATCCAAGGCAACCGCTCGACCGGTGCAGGCGTCTATCGCGGACCAGTAGAAAAAGGGCGCCCATCCATCCACATGCCACGCTGGGCCAGCCGCATCACGCTAGAGATCACCGGCGTGCGTGTGGAGCGGCTGCGGGAGATCGACTCAACTGACGCCATGGCTGAAGGCATCGCCAACCTCAGCACTTCCGAGCATATCGACTACGTCATCCCTAGCGTGGCCGTTGCCCAGCACCCAGTCCGCGCATTCCAACTGCTATGGGAGTCGATCAACGGCGCCGGCAACTGGGACGCCAACCCGTGGGTGTGGGTGGTCGAGTTCAAGCGGGTGACGCCATGACCCAAACCGACTTCTGGCCCGATGGCGTGTACGACAACCAGGCCACCGGAAGGCGCGAAGTGTGGAAGGACGGACGCTTGTGCAGGTACGCGATGCGCAACTGCTGTGGCGACACGGATACGAGCTGGAGCGTGCTGCGGAGGAAGTGGGGCGAATACCCGGATCTGCCGCAGGTGATGGCCGCATAACCCGCCGCGCTCTCGGTCAACAGAGCGCACACAAAGCAAGCCGGGCGCGTGTTGGACGCGTTCATATCGAGTCAGAACGGTAGGCTGATCCGGCTTGCTTTGTGTATGGTGGTGAATGCGAATCAAGAAGGAGTTATTACCCATGCTGGCAAAAGAATACATAGAACATAATAGCGTGCCTGTTACTGAATCCGGCTGTTGGATCTGGCTTCTTTCATGTAATGAAAATGGATATGGCCTAGCCAACCAGAGGCGCTATAAAAGATCAGCTCATCGTGTTTCATATGAGGCTTTCAAATCAAAAATACCTGCAGGCATGAATGTTTGCCACAAATGTGACACTCCGTCGTGTGTAAATCCTGATCACCTCTTTGTTGGAACACAAAAGGAAAATATGATCGATTGCTCAAGAAAGGGAAGAATTGGCAATCAGTTATCGAAAACACACTGTCCTCATGGGCATGAGTTTACGGAATCAAACACTAAGATCATACGAGGAAATCATCGGGTCTGCATAACTTGCGCTAGGGAAAGGTCAAAAGCTGGAATGCGAAAACTTCGCGGATCAAGAAATGGCGTGTAACCACCGGCCACCTCCACCATTAAACGATACCGGGGATAGACATGAGCACCAGATGGCAGATTGCAGCAAAACTTTCCAATGGTTCTTGTGGATGCATTTACGTGCATTGCGATGGCTATCCTTCGTATGCGCTGAAGGTGCTTCAAGAGAACTATTCTGATCAGCAGAAAATCGACAAGCTAATAGATCTTGGCGATCTTCTTAGCATCTCTCCAGAAATCAGCAAATGCGAACCATTTTTTGGACGTGATGGCGAGGAGTGGGAAGATGTTAAACCTACTTTTGGCGAAACTCTGCCTGATGTTTCCGAGGCCCATCTACATGGAGATGAAGCATACCGGTATTTATGGGACGGCAACGGTTGGTTTATTGGCGAACTTTGAAACCATTAAGCCCCGGCGTATCCAGGTTGGAGAAGGTATGAAGTCTTTCGAGCGTGTGGATACACGACCGGCATATGACGAGCACGGGAAAATCGTTCACATGGTTACGTCAGGCGGCTACGTGATGGTAAAACGCCCGCACTGCGTACCTTTCGTTTTGAGCCTGAAAGAATGGGCAAAACTTCCTAAGCATCCGAAGGAAACCACATGACCACCCAAGACCACCGCGAGGCGTTTGAGAAGTGGTATTCGCTAGATTTCTACCTTGGTATGTGCGAATGGCCAGAATGGTCGAAGCAAAAGAACACGTATACCGATTTTGAAGCTCATGTAGCTTGGTGCGCATTCCAACAGGGCATGCGCTACCGCGACGAACTGGAGAAAGGTCATGACTAACGAGCAACGTCAAGCATTTGAACTGGCCTCTGCGCCGCTTATTGTGTGGCTGGCGGAGAACGTCCATCCTCATCACTATGCCATCGTGACAAGTAACTCGGCCGAACTTCTGGAAAGCCAAGCCGGTGTGCGCACCGACGAATTTCTGAAGGACTGACCCATGACTGACAAATACACGGGGGAGCAGATTAGCTTAGTGGATGGAAAATACACCGTTCGTAAGAAAGCGAACGGCAGCTTAGAAGTATTACTCTATGGCGAAGTCTGGCGTGATCTAGCCGGTGACAATCTAGTCGCTGCCCTATTTGACGAGCTTCTGGAAGCACGACAAGCCGCGCAGATGATGCGCGAGCGTGAGCCTTCAATCGATGTATCCACTCACGCGTTTTGGGGTAAACAGCGCGAGCGGGAAGCGGTGAAGGTGACGGATGAGGATGTGGAGCGCGCGTTGAACGTGTTTTTTGAACATGGGCGACAAAAGCCATACGCCGGAACCATGCACGCCGCCCTCGAATCCTTCGCCGCGCACCGTGCAGCTGTGCCGAATGGGTGGAAGCTAGTGCCGGTTGAGCCGACCGATGCGATGATGGATGTGGGAACTTCTAAACATGAATGCGCGCAGGGAGACCCTTGGTACGGCGCGCCTGCGCTTTCGGATGTTGATTGCGTTGCAATTTACCAAGCCATGCTCGCCGCCGCGCCCGAGGTGACGAAATGAGCGCGATGACGTTGGAGCAGAAAAAGGCTGTTGCTAAAGCGATCCACGAGGGGCTTTATCGCAACGGCACTGTTGTGATGTATAGCGGTGCGTTCGAGCGGATCGTTGAGAATGCCATCGACGCCCACCTCACCGCCCACGCGCAGATGGTGGAGAAGGTGCGGGAGGTAATTGAGCTTCTACGCATCCTTCCAGTCAATCGAAAGGTTATGGGAATTAATGACAAGGAGTTGGCCAACAAACTCGCCGCCGCCATAGGGGACGCGAAATGAAACTTGTGCAAATCCTGGTCAAGTGTTTCGAAGGTTCGGGCAATGAAAACATTTGGATTAATCCCGACCACGTAATGACTGTTAGAGGTTATTCCGGGGATTACGAGTTAAAACTCGTGTCTGGTTTGACTTATTTGCTGCCAAAGTGTGGCTTTCCGGCAGACAATCTGCGCCGAGTAGGGATTTTGCCATGAGCATGATTGATGACCTGCGGGAGGTTGAGCGGCTTGCTGATCTTGCAACGCCTGGACGCGTTGAGCTGCATACGAGCTGTTCATGGCGTCGAATCATGGCCGATAGAGGGCGACCCTTTCTCGTTCCAAGGATTGACCACGATCGGCACCCGAACATGGACGGCATTGAAAATGCTGAATTCGTCGTCGCACTGGTCAATTGGTTTCGCACCCACGCCGCCCAAATCGAGCAGGACGCAAGGGATGCGGAGCGCATTGAGTGGATGGACGACAACGTTACTGCGATAGTCTGTGGGGAAGACTTCATCTCTGTCGGCAACGTCATCGGTTACTTCCGAGAGATCATCGACGACGCCATGACGGAGGAGTACGGCAATGTCTGAGTGCACCACTCATCACCACGCCTGCGATTGCCGCGAGGCGCAGTTTGCCGCGCTCGAGTGCGAAGCCGAGGAACAATCGCGGCTGATCGAGCGACAGTCAGAACTGCTGCGCGGCGTGGCGTCCGCGTTGAAAAGCATGTGTGGCAATGGCCGACATAACCTCGCCGACTTGCCCAGACTGGCGCAGGCAGTTATTGCCGAGCGAGACGAACTTCGAAGGCTGATCGAAGGAGCGCCGGGAGGCCGCCTGCTTGGCCTGGTGGTCTATCTAGATGCGCCGCCTCCATCTCTGTTCGAGGGCAAGCGCGTGCGCCTGGTCGTGGAGGATGGGGAATGATGTGGCAGGTAGAGTCGAGCGGCCCGCATACCACCCTCGTCGTTCGTCGGCAGCGTGGCATCCAACAAGACCTGGCGCGTGATCCAAGCGGCCGAATCATCTGGTTCAAGTCGCCAGCAGATGCGCAGATTCACGCCGACAAACTGAATGCGGAGGAGCGGCGCAATGGCTGAGCAGTTCCACCGCATCACCAAGGCCTACGAGGAGGCGATGGCATGAGCGCTTGGCTCATTCCAGACGAGCTGACCGATTCGGCGCATTCCAACACCGTAGCGCCACCCCAGTCTCATCGTGCGACAAAATGGCCTTAGCCGTTGCATCTGTCAGCACGTCGCCCTTATGAACGTAGATCGGTTTCCAGCCCGTGCATGGGTTGACCTTAACTACCGTTGGGATCGTTCCAGTTGTCTTGCAGCTGCTGCACGGCAGTGCCAGGAGCAGCAGGAGTAACCACCGGCTGCGGCGGAGCGGGAGGGAGTTGCGATACCTGAACCTGAGTTTCACTGGACACCTCCACGACTTTGGCTTGCTGCTGGGCCGCCTGCGCGACTTCTTGGGCCTGTTCGACCTGTACCTGCTGCGTGACCTTGGACTCGCCCTTGCGCCGCTCGTAGGCTCCTAGCGAGACGATAACGAGCAAGGATCCTCCGATCAGGACAATCCATGCCCATATCTTGGACCCTAGGTTGGCGAGGAATGCAGCTAATGACGTCAACATAGGGAACCTCCTGAGCGCGTGTAGGCCGTTTCCAGGTCGGACATGGATTGAGTGTGTTGTCCGTACGGAGATCCGGGAAGACTGGCCCACAGGTGCGCTACGGCTGCGACGGCATCAACGAATTTTCCTGCATCGATCAATGGGATTGCGTTCGATTCCTTGATCTGCTGCATGGCGATTCTATCCTGAGACTCGGGCGAGAAGTCCGCGAGGCCCAAAAGTTCCTTGTATGCGATCCAGTAGCGGTAAAGCAGTTGATAGCGCCCCGCGGCTGTCGAGTTGAATCGTGCGCTGTAGACGTTCGGATGCGTGGCATAACCATCGAACAGGTACGGTTGTTGCGAAGTGGAACCCACCATCACGTTGTAGCCGTCATCCGAAACCGCGAGCAGTGCCGGCCCTATCTCGCTGTAAGCGATGGCATCGAGGAAGGCGCAGCGGTTCACACCACCGGCTTGGTCAGAGCTGATTCGAGGCATCGGATTTGCTCTGGTCGATGAGTCGGCCTGCAAGGCCGAGAACGCCGGCAATGCCAACGGCGACGACAACCCATTTTGCGGGGACGTAAGCGCGCATGCTATCGGGAAGCGACAGCCACGTACCGACAATCGCCGCCTGAAACGCATGGGCCTGCGCAGAAAACAACTTGTAGGCCTGTTTCCAATTAGGAATGAGCTTCATCGAGTCCACCTCTGCGCCTTTGTACTGCCGTCTTCCAGCCGCGTGATGCGGCGTTCGTGTTCGCTTTGCTCCACCTGCACTTGAGCCAGCTCGCGGGAAATTTCCGGCATGCTGACCAGGGATGTCTGCAGTTGCGTCACCTGTTGGGCCAACAGCGCGATCGCTGTGGTCTGTGTGGTGACGGTGTGCCCCAACCATACGATGGATGCCGAAGCCAGCACTTCGGCAACGACGCGCACGGAATCTCGGAGTCGGTGCGTGGCTTCGGTCATGGTGTCATGGGCCAAATGATGGAATCTGGAAAGCCTGCCTGTTGTGGCAGGTTGCGCAGCGCCGTACGGTAGGACGCCCATGCGGCCTTCTTGGTGGCGTCCAGCGGCGAGTCGGCGCTCTGCGTCCAGTCGCAGGCCGATAGCATGGCGTCGCGCTGTCGGCGCTGATCGGCAGCTTCCAGCGTGGCAAGCAACGATGACGGGATGGCATCAACGACGGATTCACCCGCTTGAACATCGGAGACATCGGCGATGGTGCGATAACTGGTGGTGGTGATGGCGTACATGGTCACCGCTCGTAGATATATCCCATTACATCAAAGGTTGTGTTTCCACCGGCGGCTCCATTCATATATGCAATAGCTTGTGATGGAGATGGTATAGAAAAATTAACCACGTAAATTAGTCCGGAAGTAGTAGCAGGTACAGTTCCAACACCTGTGGTAAATCCTGTAATTGACTGAATAATAATATTCCCAGTTACCGCAGTATTTGATACCTTAACTAAGGATATTGCTGCTGTAACAGGAACAATTCCCGATAATGAAACAGAAGTGGACGATGTTGCTGATCCTCCAGAAAGAACACGAAAAGGCAATGCAGCTGTTGTGGCCTGAAGATAGGTTATTGACCCATTTGAATGGATGAAATTGTAAATATTACCGCTTGAGTCGGTAAGTATGCTTCCCAAATATCGACGGGACGTGTCGCCAGTCTTCGAACGAGCCGTTCCGCTATATGCTGCTGCCGGAGCAGTCGTCACAAGCTCAATCGCTGGCGTACCAGAGTTCAAATATCCATACAAGTGATACCAAGTCGATGCGCTCAGGCTAAGTCCAGATAGCGTCAGCAGCGACGGAAACGAAATGACCGCACTTGACGCTTGGATGTAGCAGGTGCCGCTTGTCACGCTGATTGAGGTCGCGCTGTTCCACACCATCTTCAGGCCATCGATGTAGCCCGCAGGGATGGCTGCATTGCCGGTGATCTGCGCCTGAAGTTTGCCGAGCGCGGATAGCACAGTATCGGTCGCCGTGATGACGGCATTCGTGGCAGTGGACAGACCCGTGAGGACCGATGCCAGCACACGAGCGGCAGTGAAGTAGAGGTTGCTGCCTTCGGTCAGATCAGTGGTTGTTGCCGCGCTGGTTCCACTGATGCGTCCCCACGCGTCTCGCACGAAGCGCAACAGTGCGCCGCCGCCGGCATCCGCAACCGTGGCAAGATCAAGGGTCGGGAGGCCCGCAGAGGCGTCTCCGTTGGCGACCGTGACGCGCCCAGCTGTCCCCGTGATCGTCGCGGCGCGCGTGCCAGTGATACGGCCGTACGCATCCACTGTGACAGCTTGGAGAGTGCCAGCGTTGGAGTTTCCTGGCTGGGAGAGGTCGAGTTCCCCGGATGCATTGACGAAGTTAGGCGAGAATGTCTGCCACCCCCTCTGCCCTTGCGTGCATCCGTAGAACGAAAGAGATGGAGGTACGGGGTTGTCGTTGAGCAATGAAACCGTTACTTGACCATTTGCCAAGGATCCCGACACGAAGACGGAATCAAGCCCCGTGACGAGCGTCGTTTTCAGCAGGAATGCATTGAGGTCAATCGGTGGGATATCCGACACCGAGCCGTCCGGCGAACCCAAGATCGTCGCTATGGTGTTGATCTCATCCTGCAAGGTTGTCGTGCTGGGTCCGATTGACTGACTCGCGTTCTGGAAATACCGGTAAAACGGAGACGTCATGCACCCCTGCGCATCGATCAAGGGCATGCGGACATTAGGAAGTGACGCATCCATCAAGGAGCGAGCCATTCGATGATGCACAAGCCGGCCATGCCGGAATCACCAGGCGCCGAAACACCCCCCGTGCCACCTCCGCGGCCGTCACCACCCGAACCGGGACCCGCTCCCGTCATTCGGCCACCACCCCACGCCGATCCGCCCCAGCCCGGGATACCTGCCGTTTCGTTCTCCGAGATGCCGCCCGATCCGCCTGTCCAGTTCAGCGTCAAGCCACTAGCCGAACCGCCAGCGCCAGGTGTGCCGCCACTACCCGCGCCACCTGCACCACCTGCGACCGTGACGCCCAATGCGGCAATGGTGGAGCTTCCACCCGCAGTGCCCGCGTTGCCGGCTGCGCCCCCGCCACCTCCTGAGCCGATGACGATGGCAAGTGAAGTGTTGGCACCCAGGGATATCCATCCTTCTGAATAACCGCCGCCGCCACCGCCCGATCCCGGATTTCCACCGGCATTGCCGCCACCACCGCCGCCGCCAGCGCCCCAGATCCTGAACTTGGCCCACTTGACGTTGGTCGGGATGTTCCATGTCCCCGAGTTGGCGAACACCGCCATTTGTCCCGCTTTGTTGATTTCGTTCCCGACAAAAGCTGTGGTGGCAATCTGCGTGGTGTAGGTTCCTGCAGCCGCCGTGGGTGCAGTGGGCGTCCCGATCAAGTTGGAATTGTTCTGACCCGCCGTAATCGCCTGATCCACGAATTGCGTGGTAGCGATGCTGGTGCTGTTGTCTCCGGCGGTCGGTGTCGGCGCCGTGGGGTTGCCTGTAAAGGCAGGACTCGCAAGCGGCGCATACCCTTGCAAGATGTCCGCATAACCCACTTGATCCACGCTGTAGATCGGATTCGTGGGCGGGTCGGTGTCGCCCGAAGGTGATAGCGTGAATTCGTATTGCAGCGTGGCATCCAGGAAGCACACGCACGAACCCGTCGAATCCAACACGATGGGGTTCGTGTTCGGAGTCAGGGTATCCGGATTGCTATAGGTGACCTGTTTGGTGGTGGTCCCTGCGGCGTAAGTGAACAACAAGCCGCCAGCTAGTGGCGCGCCGGTGCTCGGGTTGAAGAACTGAAGCTTCGGGACTTGGGAGGCGGCGACAGTCGTCATGCGTCAAACTCCATGTTCTCGGCATAGCCCAGTTTGTGCAGCGTAGGCAGCACCTTTTCCAGTCCCATGCCGATGTCGTTGCGAACAATCATGTTGGGCACCTGTATCTGGCCGATGATCTTGTCGGTCGCCTTCTTCGCGGCCATGACCGTCTTTCCGATGCCAACACAAACCATCACGTAATCGCCCGTCGTCTTGAAGATGTCCTTCTCCACGACCTTCTCGCCCTCCATGGCCGGACCTTTGTCCAACATCATGTTGACGGGGTGAATACCTCGCCAGTTTTTCGGCGTCTGCACCGGCAGGCCCATACATTGGCCGTCGTCATGCTCGTCATACGGAAAGGGCGGCGTGGCGATCACATTGCCGATTGCGACGTCATAGGAAACTTTCAGCGAATCTTTACCAAGCAAGAGATCTCGCTTCCATTCCGCTGGATCTTCAGGATGGGTTTCATCCACGATCCAATCGAACGGCCAGCCCGGTCGGCAGGTGAACTCTAGGGGCCACGGTGTGCCCTCCTTGTCCACGATGCAATTGACGTCCACATCGCCGAGATGCCGGAGCTTGCGTAGCGCAGCAACGAGCTTGGGAGTAAAGACGGCATCCGCGAGCTTCGATTGCTTCGCGTATTGGATGACCGTGCCCATCTCGCCAGTGTTCGGTCCGTAGTTGCCCGGCATCAGTTTCTTGTGTTCGAAGTTGATGTTCCACTTGTCGGGCAATGGTCCGTCGGGCCCGAACCAGCACGACACGGCGAATTCCACGCCGTCCACGCGCTCTTGAAGCATGCACGGACCCTTGACCTTGAGGCCATCCTTGATCCATCGCTGAATGCGCCCCACGAGGTCAGCGGGCGTCTTGGAGACGTACGACAGGCTCTTGTCCTCGCAGTCGCCCATGGTCTTGAACACATAGGGCTGAGTGGCCTTCCATGCGAACTTGAGCGCCTCGTCCAGCGAGTTGAACATGGTGTACTTCGGGATCGACATCCCGCATTGCTTCAGCAGATCCATGCCCTTGCTGCGGCTGATCTCCAGCTGGGCAGACTCGAACGACGGCGCGAACACGGGAAAGCCGTGCTGCTTCCACTGATCCAGTTCCTTTAGGAATTTCCCATTGCTGGATGTCCAGACAAGCCCATCCTTGGCCCATTTCATGCTTTCGCGCCAGTCCTTCACCATGGAGATGCCAGGGAAGCCCTGTCCATCCTTGAAGGCCTCGCCGTCCACCGATCGGTTGTACCATCGCACGTCGTGGCCCGCCTGCACGCACCGGTAGGCGAAGTCGAGTCCGCATCGATCGGTGTCGATCAGAAGTACGCGCATGGGAGGTCTTGTGCTCTATCAAGTGTTGGGATGGTTAGGCGCGATGGTGTTCGTCGTGTGCATCCGTTTGTTCCAGATCCATCTTTGGACGCACATGAAGGATTCGAAACTGAAGCGATTACTGCTGAATCCCCTGAACTGGCGTTCCTTGCGGCAAAAGAGGACGCGTTAGCAATGAATTGGCCGGTGAATTGACAAGCCGGCTTTGTGCGATCTGAGCGAGGTAGTTCGTAACGGGATTCGGGCGCGGCGCGAGGGCGCGCTCCATCAGGAACTGACCGGGGCGACTGTAGAAACCGTGTGCTGCTGCACCCAGGGCCAACGCGGCAGGAAGATGACCGGCCGCGGCCGCGCCACCACCAGTCGCTAGATCAGCCAGCATCAAGCGCCCCGCTGTGCCTGAATCCGGAACCTTGGAAGGAAGCGACGATTTCGCCGCATCTGCCCAATCCTGCATCAAGGCATTACCCTGAGAGAAAGCACGATGCTTGTAGGACGAGTCCTCGGCCTTCACCGCCGACTTCAATTGCGCGGGCGTGAACTTTCCTTCGTCCGTGCCGACGCGAGAGGCGGCATTCTCCACGCGCAACATGCGAGCGTGCGCCGCATCGACACTGCTCAATTCCTTCCCTAGCGCCGACGAGTTGTGGCGTTTGAGCATGTCCTTCACATTGTCCTGAACTTCCTGCAAGGCTTGCCCAAGCTGTCGCGCTGCCGGGTCTTGCGAACGCAGGGATGCGCGAATCTCATTCCCAAGGCTGGAAACGACTTTCTTGATTTCCTGTCCACCCACCCATCCGCCCTTCCCCAGCTTCTGCATCACATCTTCATCGACCACTTTCACGAACTTGTTTGATAGGAACTCGGGCAACGTGTTCAAGTGTTGATTCAGCGTGGACGCAAGCTTGTTGGTGAACGCGCTGTCCACCTTGCCGCGCATTTGACCAAGCACGTTGTCGTAGGCCTTGGAGATGGCATTGCGTCCTGACTCGATGGCGTCATAGCCCGCTTGCACGCCTTTCCCGAGCTTGATGCCAGCGGGCTCCAGAGCCTTTTGTACGGTCGCTAGATTGAAATCGTCCAGCGCGCGCTGCTGCCCGCGACGGATAGCCGATCCGACAACCGGGAGACTGGTCAGCTTGTCCTCTACCGTCTTGGCTGTTCCGCCTAGCATCTGGCCGGGCGTCAAGCGAACCCCCGCTTGGGCCAATTGACGAGCTTCCGGCGTGGCCAGACCGCGAACGACCTTCCCCGCCACCGCGCCGGCACCAGGAATCAGTGCGCCTAACCCGCCTCCGACGAGCGCATTCGTGATGTGCTCACCTTGCGAGGCATAAGGCGCGGCATAGCCCTGCGCAGCGCCCGCAGCGCCACCCAAGGCCATGCGACTACCCACCCCTAGCGCCGCCACTTCCGGGCCTGCCAGCATGGCGGGAACGGCCATGCCTACGTAACCCAGTGCATTACCCGTCTTGCCGGCTCCCGTGCGCATCAGTGCAGCATCTTGAGAACGCGCCTGTGCGATGTCCTGCGGACTTACTTTGCCGATCAATTCACCGATGCCGCGCCCAGTGTCATACACGGCCTTGCCTGCCCCAACGGCGAGCTTCTGATACCAGGGCATCTCCGAGACCATCTGATCTTGCAACTGCTGGTATCGAGCTTCTCGGGATGCCTTCATGTCAGCCGGCGACATGCGCGGAGCGGGCGCGTGGATCTCGGGGAAGTTCTTCTTGATCGCTGCCGCCATGTCGGCCTGCGACATGCCATCGGGGAACTGCAGCGTGCCGACGCCGGGGACTTGGACGGTCTGACTCATTTGAACGTTCCCGTGGCGGGGTCGTAGGTCAGCGTTTTCCCGGATGATCCCGCAGACTTGCCGCGCATCTGCGATTGGATTTCTTCACGCTGTTCATCAAGCGCGGCGGTGCGGTTCGCCATCTCCTTTTTCAGAAGGTCGACGTTCGCTCGATACTGCTCTTTGGTATGCGAGGTATTGAGGATTTCATGGGCGCGGGCGCGGGCCGAATCGGTCGCCGCCGCGCCGCCGCCCGATGCGCCCGACATGACCTTGGCGTATTCCTCCACGAACGAGTTGTTCGCCGCGTCGAACTTTGCGGCTTCGACACTGCCGGTCGCCGTCTTTCCCGCCTGCAACCATTTGTTGAACGCCGGCACGCCGGTACGGTCCATGGCCTCCGAAGCGCCCAGCGCGAGGTCGGCGTTCTTCATCGCCGTCTTTTCGAAGTTTCCCACCATCGCAGACTGCTTCTGCAAGGCGCCCAAGGCTTGTTGGTTGGCTTTGCCTTCGGACTGCTGAATGGCCGCATCGGATGCACTTACACCCGCGCCGGAATCAAGCTGTGCGGCGCGCTGCATGATCTTCACCTTGAGCGCTGCCGATTGCTTGCTCATGCCGAAAGATGGCATGACGCCGAACATGCGATAGCGTTCCGCGGCTTCGTCTATCGCGGCATCGCTCAATGAACCTACCGCTTGAGCGCCTGCGGCGTCCTGTTCGCTCTGCCTCGCGAGACGCGCTCCTTCCAAGCCCAAGCGTGCGTTCTGAATGCCCAACTCCGCCTGTTGATACCTGTCCATGCGACTTTCGCGGGCATCCGCACGCTGGTCCGTAAGGTTCTTCTGATAGTTCGCCTGCGCGTCCTTCGCCGTCACCGCCTGGCCGTAGGCCGAAGCGAGATTGAAGGCCTTTGGCACCATCGTGTCCAAGGCGTCGCCTAGATCGCCACCGGCCGCCAGTTCGCTACGAGCCTTGATATACGCGTCGTTGCCAGCCTGCATCGCCTGCTGCGGCGTGGCGCCCGACGAAATCGCGCCGTAGTACGCCGACACGCCCGCATCGGAAGGGCCTGCAGCCAACTTGCGCCGCGTCTGCATGGCTCCCAAGGCTTCTTTCTGCTGGGTAGCCTCACGCGCACGTACCGTCGCCATCTGGCCAGCCATCTGCATCCCCGCTTGCGGATTGATCCCGCTAATCTGCCGCAGCGTGTTGGCCGTGGGCATGCCGTCGTCGCCAAAGGCGCCAGGTTGCCGCGTGATCGACAGCAACGCGTTCTGCATACGCTGCTGTTGGATCTTTTGCTTCATCTGCATCATCTGCGACAGCGAACCCAGGGTGAAGGGTTGCGGTGCAGGTTGCGCGCCAGCGAGGATGATGTTCGGATCGGTCGCCATCACTCACCTCAAAATTGCATTTGCATCGAGGCCGGGGAAATGGCTGCGCTCGCATACGGGTCGTAGGTTCCGCTGGTGTCGATTGCGGGTAATCCGCCGCTCGATCCGCCGAACATGCCGTTCATCTGACCGTACATGGCGAGATTTCCAAGACCGCTCAAACCGTTGCCGATGGCGTTGGCGCCGGCTACTTGTCCTGCGGAAATCGCATTGCCCGCACCCATCATGTTGCTGCCGATCTGCGTTGCCGTGTTCGCACCCAACCCTGCCGTCATGCCCGCCGCATTCGCGCCCGTGTTCGACAGTCCTGAGGTCATGTTGTAGATCTGGTTCTGCCAGTTGGCGTACTGGTTCGCCGCCTGGTAGTAGTCCTGGTTCGCCAGCCCCTGTCCGTAGGTCTGCAAGGCCTTCAGCGTGTTGCCCGAGTTCAATCCACCCAATGCCCCCGCATGGCTCATGATCGCCTGCGTACCCTGATCCATCTGCCACTGATAACCGGGCGATTGCTGATACATGGCCGCGCTGAACGGCGACGTGGCGATGCCGTTCGCCCCGTTACCGACCAGGCTTTGGAGGTTGCCAAGTGCCGTCTGACCCGCGACCGTCCACGGCGCAAGCCTCTGGACGTTCTGGTTGTACATCGCCATCTGCTGCGCACTGGCGTTGTTGGCGGCATCGGCTTGCGTCTGAGCGGCGTCCTGCGCGCCATTGGAAGAGATGACGCTCCCAAGGATGGCACCACCTGCTGCGATTGCTGCACCCCATGGCATGGTCAGTCTCCGCTATTCATCATGGCTCGTCGCACCGCCAGCATTTCCAGTGCGGCGTCACGGCAGGCTTCGGCATCCAGGACGGTGTGATCTCTCGTTCCCGCCCCGGGATGAAACTGCATTGATCGAATCGATGCGAAATAGATATCGAACGCCACCAGTTCCACCCCGTTTTGTGGCTTAGGATGCGAAAGTCGCGTTTCTTCATGCGGCATAGCGGCTTCCCCGGATACAGATGATGAGCGTGATGCGCTCTTCGTCGCTGTCGTTGGTGACCCAATGCATTTTCGAATTGTCGAAGGTGTACAACTCACCCGGCAACGCCGAAAGGTGAGCGTGTTGAAAATGGAACGCCTGACCCTCGTTCCCCTTCACTTGCAAGGCGAACTTTCCGTAATAGGTGGCATGCCATCCGCCATCGACGTGTGGCTTCACGCACCCGTGCGGCGGTATCCGGGTAATCAGAACGCCGCCCAATCGCTCGCCTTCCACGGCGCGCATCACGTCGAACACGGCAGGTTTGAGCGCAGGAACGTCCGAAATCTCTGGATACCATTCCGATTCGTGAGGCTCGTTGAACGCGGCAATGTCACCTGTGAAATTCCGCCAAGGGTTGTAGCGCGCCCAAATGTCGTCGATGGCATCGTGCGCATAGGTGTCGCGGCGTGGTCGGTAGCAGTTCCATGCCTTCGATGCGTCCAACTGCTTCGACAGTTCCGAAACGTCGAAGGTGTGCGGCAGGAAGCGGATCGGCTCAGCTTTCATTGAGCGACGCTCCAACCAAGCACACCTGAACCGGCGCCTCGCTCGATAGTTCAAACACGCGATCCAGACCCGAATTCCGTCGTGTCGATCCAATGCGTCGGAAGATGACGCGTTGCGCCGTCTGTCCGGTCTCGCCCATGTCCTGCACTTGGCGATTGGCGAAGTTGTGACCGCCATCGTCGGACCACGAAAGCATGACTTCCGTCGTAGGCGGATAAGTGGGGATAGGTGGCGCCGTGTAATCCAGTTGTGGCGTGAACTGCAGGATGATTGAGGCAGTCATCGTCAGCTTCCGTAGTACGTCGCAGCTCCGAAATCCGTAAGCGGCTGCCGGATCATGGTCCACGGTTGCGGAATGGGGTTGTAAGTCGAGCCGACCGAATTGGCGTTCGCTACTTGACCCATGCCTGCCGCGGGGCTGTTCGCGCTCGCGTTGGCGAGTCGTGCAGACATGCCATTGATCGCATAGGAAGGCACAACCTGAATAGCTACGTCCGGGTTCGATCCCGTAACGCCATCCCATGTCAGCGTGATTTGACCAGGAACCATACCCACCGCAAGAGTCAGCCCAGCGGCGGTTAATTGCGCCTGGGTCGCGGCATTTGCCGGATTGATCGGATAGGACGGGTTGATATAGGCGTTGACCGTGCACGGCCCGATGGTGAGAGCATTGGTCCACGTCATGGCATGAACTCCAATGCTTTTCCCGTCTGCATATCGACATGGAGCGATTGCAATCGAACGGGCTGATTGGACGCTTTCTGCGAGGCTCGCCAACGACGAACCCAACGCTTCGGATTGCTCGGCGGCGTGGGCGTCAGGTCATCCTTCGCATATGACATGTCCATGCTGTACAGCTTCGTGCTCGATGCGGAACCGACGATGTTCAGTCCGGCAAACAGGGCGTGCCTGCTCGAATCGTGCATGGCATAGTCGCCATTGATGTACTCGCCGCGTTCGTGCCATAGGCCCGTCGTACGGTCGTATACCCATGTTGCGTTCCCGGTCGGGAAGCTGATGACGTAGAACAGGTGGCCGGCTTGCTGGTAGCTGTAGGCCACCGCATCACTGATCTTCCCGTAGGAACGCATGGCGTATTCCACGGGGTGCGTGGAGATGCGCTGACCGGCATAGCCGTTCGTGATGTAGATGACGCCTTGACCTTGATCGTCCTGACCCAGCCAGATCAGACGGTCGCCCACTTGGCATACCGAATAGGGTGAGATGCAGCCGATTTCCAAATAGGCACCTTCCATGCGCTGGAAGGCAAAGCCGTTCAAACCGGCGTTGTTCCAGATCTCCACCGACTGCTGCTTGAACACCCAGACTTGCCGGAACAGGCTGATGATCGCCATGATCGGCGACGGCTCGGAGTCTGCCGAGCTGAAGCTCAAGGCATCCCACGTCGAGAGATCGCCGATGTTCGACTGATAGAACTGGTTCGTCCCTCGAATCGCCACCAAGCCCAAGTTGTCCTGATACGTGGTAATGCCAGGATTCGGAGGAAGCGTGTTGATGATCGTCAGCGCACCCGATGCGTAGACGTAGGCGTTCACCCCATCCGAAAGGAAGTACTGCGTGCCGTTGTCGATGATGGAGACGGCGCCCACCACTGACTTGATCGTGCCAAGAACGGTCTGCACGCCGTTCTGCGTGATCGATGTCAGGGTGTTGCCGCAGACCACCAGCAGGATGTTTTTGGCCGAAACGTAATGCAGGCCCCGGACGATGCCTTTCCCGCCATTGGCGACGGTCGCCCACTGTTTCAAACCCGGGGTTGAATAGAAGCCGCCGACTTGCTTCCCGTCCTTCGTCTCCACGAGTTCCGGGTACAGGTTCATGCATCGGCTGTTCGACAGGTTCGATGACCAGCCTTCCGAGCTGCCTCCGAAGAAAGGCGTGTCCATCAGGTCGAGTTACTCGAATCGCGGAAGATGTTGTACGTCGGCGTGGCGCGCGAAATGATGCTGGCGTCATACGATGCCGGCGACTGCTTGATGTTCGTGCGCTTGACCGCCGCTTTCGTCTGGCTCGCAAGCTCGATGATGATCGGATCGATCTGGCCGGTGACGAAGAACGGCTTCAGGCGAATCGCCAGATTGTGTTGGATCGCATCTTGATAACCCGGGGGAAGTGTCAAGACTGTCGTCAACGAACCGAAGTCAGAAAGCTGTAGGTAGGCATCGAAATACAGGTTGTAGGAAGCTGCAGGCATCGGAAACACGTTGAGAATGCCCAACGGGAATTGCGGGTCGTAGAAGATGCGCGTGGGGATCTGGCTGTTCGCCGTCAGCAATCCGATGCGGTTCCACTGATCGCGCTCGATGACATCGACCGGATAGCGGTTCTGGCTCCCGTCCACCACATAGGCGGCGCCGAGTCCAGTGATGGCACGCAGGGGTCGTACACCATTGACCTGCCCGCTAGGTCCGATGGTGTACTGGTTCTGGCCGATGACCAGTGGAACCGTGAATTCCTGGATCGCGTAGCAGAACAGGTTCTCGTTCGACCACGAGTCCAGCATGGCATTAAGTGACCATAGGCCACGCGCTGCGTCGGCTTCCGTGAGCGTTTCTCCGGGCGCGTAGACACCGAGTTCTTCCAGTGCAGCCTGAATCAGGTCGCGCGCGGTAGACATGTCAGGAGTCGTCCATCACGTTGAAGTCGTCGATGGCGCACAGCACGCTCATTTCGGAGAGAGCCACTAGCGCCTCCCCGTTGTGATGAATGTGCTGGACGCCGTTGCGGCTGTGCAGAACACGCGTTCCTTCGCGCAGGTAGTCGCCTACCTTGTCGCCCTTGGCAATCACCACGCCCGAATCGAATCCTTCATCGACACCTTCGGGAAGCAGGAATCCAAAGCCCGTCATTGTCTCCATCGCCACCGGACGGACGACGATGCGTTGTCCGAGTGGGCGCAGCGTCATGCGTGCACCTTGGGCGGACGTCCGCGACGCTTCGGGGCAATCGACGCGGCTTCGGCATTCACCTTAGAGGATGCGCCATGCAACGCCGATTCTTCATCCACGCTCCGCACCAGCGTGCCGTTTACCCATTTTGGATATTCGTGGAACTTGTAGCCTCGTGGCTCGTGCGACGAATGATCGACATTGCCGCCCTTCGCGATGTACCCCTTGGCCTCGTATTGAGCTTCCTGGTCCGCCGTATTCACGAACACGGGCGGGAACGTCGTCGGATGGCCCTCGCGCGGTCCAAAACCCAGCACGGCATTCTGTGAGCCAGGATGAACCATCATCTTCGGGTATTCGGAAAACATCAGATCGCCTCCAACACTATCGGGTCGTGCCAGTCCTTTTCCCTGCCCGCGCGGATCTGCATGGCGATGGCATCGGCGAACCTTTCCGCCGCCGGTTTAAGCACACGCGGACCCACCGGAAGCTGTCGGTTCTTCCGATCCAAAACCCAAACCTGATACAGCGCTTGCCGCATGGCTCACCTCGAAAAAGAGGCTGGCGGCCGAGGTAACCGCCAGCCTCAACCACTGCATTTAGTTCGTCAGGCGGCAGCCCAACTCCGGGTAGAAGCAGGTGGTGCCGTAGAGGATGTCCATGCGGCACGGGAACACATCGTTGTTGATGTCGTAGGCACGAATGATGCGCATCGAGATGTTTTTGTAGGTCTCGCGCGCCTTGAAATCCACGCCTTCCGGAAGCTCCAGCGGCACGGTCACCAGACCGATACAGTCGCGCGTGAACGCGAGGTTCTGCGCATACGACGTGTTCGCCGTACCCACGACCGTGATGGCCGCACCATTGGCCGGCGACGCCGTGACGTTCTGGTAGGCGCCGGTCGGGGTGATGGCCGGGTAAATCGACAGAGTGGACGCACCACCCGCACTGGACGACGCTTGAGCGGTCACCACGAATTGCTGCAGGTGCGTGGTGGACTGCTTGCTGCGCGGGTTCACCGCGAACACGCCCGCGATGGTGAAAGTGTCGCCCACGTTCAGCAGGTCGGCAATGCTGGCCGTCCAACCCGCCGTGACCAGGCTCGATCCTGTCTGGCTCGCACCGTTCACCGTCGGCGTGCCCGCATAGGCGCCCACCGTCTGCGCCTGGATATTCTGATCCATGTAGATTTCGAAGTTGGCGATGTTGGCGAGGTAGCCCTTCAGCGCCGGCTCCGCGACCTTGTTCACATATAGCGTGGTCAGGCCGTTCGCCATCGACCAGTACGCAGCGGGGTTCAGGATCAAGCATCGCCCGTCCTGCGGGACCGCCCCTTCATCCATGCGCTGACCCACCGCGGCGAGCGCGGCGAAGTTGGCCGGCACGGTGCCGGGCGTCCCGACTTCGTTGTTGATCTGCGACCAGTTGCCGATCACGTCGTAATCAAGCTGATTGGCGAGCTGCGATGCACCCGGCTTCAGGTATCGCTCGCTGAATTCCTCGATGGTCAGCGTCAGTTCCACGCTGGAGAACGAGAAATCGACGTGCTTCTGGTTGCTGATCGTGATGCTGGTGGACGGTTCCACCACGTTCTGCACGTTCAGTGCAGGACCGCTGGACACGGCGAACTGGTTCGGTTTGCGAACCGTCAGCGACGAACCGATCTTGACGAACTGGTTCTCGAACTGGCGATTCACCTTGCCGGCGGCGACGAGGTTGTTCTCCAGCATCACCAAGGTTTCCTTGGAGATGATGGACGGGGTAAGCAGGGTGTTGGTGGCGACGTCAGTCATGGTCATTCACTCCGAAAAAGGGTCGTTAGCGCGCGGCCTTGCGGAGTTCCGCATTGCGGCGTGCGGCGTACTCGGCCATCGACTCGCTTTCGGGGGTTTTGGTCACCGAACCACGCGCACCGATCGGTTTTGCCGGCGCGGGTGCTCGGGAAACTTCGGGCTTTTCCTGCTGGGAAAGCCGCATACCAAGCGCTCCGATTGCGAGCGCTGACTGCAAGGGGGATAAGGCGGAAAGACGCGCAGCTTCGTCGGGATGCTTGCCAAGATAGTACGCGATGTCATGCCCGTTCTCATGGCTCAGCAGCGCGAAACCGACGTGTTGCGCAATCGGCAACTGATCGTTTTCCGCCACCTCAACATAATCGGGGTACTTTTCGAGCGCCTTTTCCCGGCCCTCGTTCCAGTCCTTGGTGACCTTCGCGTAACTCTCCTGGACACGCGCCTTCTGCTCGGACTCGGCCCGTTGGATGCGATCCTCCTGCACCGCTTTGCGCGCTGACCATTCGGTCAGGGCCTGGGTGTAGGCATCGGGATCATCGAACTCGTCCCGGTTGGGGCGGTCATCCTGTACGGGCTGGACGTCTGCGCGTTGACGCTCGGCAAGTTGACGCTCCAATTCGGCCCGTTTCTGGGCTTCCTCGGTCGCCTTGCGTTCCGCTTCTCGCTTCTCACGAGTCAGCTCATCGATACGCTTCTGAACGCCCTTCGGAGGCTTGACCTTCTCGGGGTTCGCGGCGGTGTCGCTGCCGTCAGTTTCGGGCGCGGCCGATGCGTCCGGTGTTTCGCCTTGTGGCGCGGCTTCATCCTGCGGATGACCGTCCGCAGTCTCGGGTTCGGGAGTTGCCGGAATGGCCGGCATGTCACTAGTGGCGGAAAGTGAAGGTCCGGTCTTCTGACCGGCCGCCATGTCGAGTGCGCTGCTATCCGGCATTTCCCGCGTCTCTGAAAAAGGACGCGGGAATGGTTGCCCGTCAGTTCTCCGTCATACGGGAGTTATTGCGGCTGCTCCGGATTTTCGGGCTGCCGCTGACTTTCATCCAGGTATCGGAAGGCTTCCATGGTGCGATCGAACGTATCGGACTGCGCCTTGGCATCCGCCGCCATGGCCTTCTGCAGGACAGCCAGCACCTTGGCCTCGAAGTCCTTCTGGTTCTTGTCGGCCATGATCATACGATCCGCCGTCATGTCCTGAAGCTGCTTCTGCATCGCTTGGCCCTGCTGCATCAGCTGCATGATCTGCTGCTTCTGCGAAGCCACCAACGCTTGCACCTGCGGCGGCACGTCTTTCATGTCCGGCGTCAGCAGGTTCGGCGGCAACGTCTTGGCAAGCCGCGCGGCGAACTGGTCAGCTTCGGGCCAGTCCATGTTCTTGGCGATCAAGTCGGCCACCGATGGCGCCAGATTCGGCATCTTCGTTGCGAAGTCCATCATCTGCTCCGCCGCTTCAACGCGCTTCGTCGCAAAGCTCGGGCCGATGGTTACCGTCACGCCGTACTTGCCGATGTTCGGGTTGAAGATGGGCAATGGTGAACCGGACGGCGACTGGCCGCGCTGCACGGACTTGCCGGCATTCGGGTCGATCATGACGGCCTGCTCCTTGCCATCCTCGCGCAGGATGTTCAGAACCCGCTTGGTGTCATACACCTTCGGGATCATGCGTAGAAGCAGCTTTCCGGTGTACTTGAGCGACCGTCCGAAGTTGTCGATGTAGTGGAAATTTCCCACGTCGCCAACGCGGCGAATCTCGCGTAATGCCTTCCCAGACTCGTCGTAGAGACGCTCCTGCATCGTGGCATCGAACCGGATACCCGTGGTCGCCTGCATGTCCTGAGCAGCGCCCTGAATCGCCTGCAGGATCGCCGTGGGCGCCTGGATCATCGGCTGACGCTGCGGAGGTGGAGCGGGCTTCCCGCCGATCGACGTCCCCTTGTACAGAAGGTACGGGAAGCTCTTGGTGTTGGCCTGCTGCCATTGCGGCTCGTGTCCCTCGACCTGGCCTTCTTCAAGGATGAACGGCGCCTTGGGCTGCAGAGCCACCACTTCGGCCTCGGTAGTGCGCCAGTAGTTGTACATGCGCTGAGGGTCTTTCGCATCGCGCACGATGCCGGAATACGACACCTTGCCATTGACGTCCACCTCGTCGCCAATGACCTTGACGATGGGGATCATGCCGCCGCTAGGCACCTCGGTTTCTTCCAGCACTTCCAGCGCCGTGATCTTGCGCCACATGCAGCGCGCACGCTCGCTCTTGCGTTCGTTGAGGATTTCCAGCGTGCCGGCTTTGATCTGTTCCTGAACGTTTTCGCTCAGCTCGTCCTTGTAACCCACATGCCCGTTGCTGAGTTGCACCAGGTCGGCCATGTCGTGCTCGACCTCGTAGTACTCAGCCACGCGCACGCGATCCTTCTCCACCCATTCCTTGAAGGTGTCACCGTTGCCATAGGGATCCCATGCCACCGGTTGAGCATGCGGCCACCGTTCCTTGAACTCCTCGCGCGGCATCATCTCCGTCACGAAAGCGAACCGCGCATCGGAACCGTCCGGCTCCATGTGGTCGGGATCGAGGTAGACCGTGAAGGGGTTGCGCACACGACGGATAAACAACGTTTGGTTGAACGTCGTGTCGTCGGTGTAATCCGTCAGCACGCGCCAATAGCCGAACCCGTTGCTAGCCGCGTTCCAGAACCCGGTGTCATAAGCGATATCCGCCTCACTGTCGCGCTCAATGGCACGAATCAGACCGCTGTACATCTTCGCGGCCTCGACGTCCGTCTGGTCGCCAATGGGGCTGATGTTGATGCCGGGTCGGTTCTGCCGCTGGTCGTTCGTAATCTGGTGCACGAACGTCTTGAGCTTGTTGAAGGTCAGGCACGGACGGCGTTCGGTATTGCGCTGCGCGGCCACGTCAGCCGGCCACTGGTCGCCATTGAGGAAACGCAAGTCATCCTCGGCGTTCTTGCGGTTGGCGGACTCTGCCGACGAGCATCGCTCGAACCGCTTGCGAGCGTTCAGCAACAGCTCTTGGTCAGCGTCATGGTCGCGTTTGTCGTCGCTCTCCGCGCCACGCCCACCACCACGATCAGTAGGTGGCAGCTTGTTCATGGCCGAATCGACCTTCGGCATCTTGATCTTGCCGTCGTCGCGAGGCTTGTTCGGGTCTTGGGCCATCACATCACCTCGCCGGGATCTTCGCCGGACTCAATCGCATCGTGAATGCGCAGCGCGATGTGTTCGCGCATCTCGCGTAGGGACTTGCCCGCTCCATGGATGGGTCGAATGGCGTAGTACTCGCGGCCATGGTCATCGGGGACGCTAAAGCGGACTGCGTCGGCTCCCAGTGTGGGCGACCAGAAGAAGTACTCATGCATCCGAATCGTGATCACGCCGCCATCCACGACCCTGCTCCCGTTGCCTTGCCTGCCGTCACCTGCACCCTTGGTCGTACATGCCCCGCGTCGTACCCGCACGCCATCGTCGCGAACGCTTTGGCGCCGTGGCTGGATTGGTCATGGATCGGTGCACGCGTGCTGCTACCGTCCATATGCTCGCCGTAGCGATAGCTCGCCAGGCGATTGCGCAGCTCCATCGTGCCTCGCTCGTCGAAGGCGCACTTGCCGAAGACGTTTCGCACTGCCGCGATCTGCGTATCCTCGTCGCTGGCAGGAACGACATGCACATGCGGCGTGGCGAACAGTTCTCGCAGGTTTTCCTCCGCAGACGTGCCGCTCACGATGTTGTGATTGGCTCCGTCGTGAGGCAGGTAGTGATGGCCATAGACATAGGGCAGCAGCTTCAGCTCACGCACGTAGTCGGAAACGGTGCGGTGGCGATCCTCAATGTATCCCAAGATGCGGTACTCGTAGCCGATCTGCTGGAACAGCACGATCGCCATCTGATCGCCCCAACCCAAGTCCCACGCCGTATGGACTGGCTTGCTTGGGTCGTAAGGAACGCGCGTCACACCACCGCGCATCACCAGGTCGCGCATCTGAGCCGCATACACGGCGCCGGACAGCGCGATGCGGCACTTGCCTTCCCAGATGGTCAGGTAGCCGTCCGGATCGCGCTGCTCGCAGTCTACGCGCTCCGCTTCAAGCTCTTTGGTGAACCACGGGTTGTCGCGCCAGTTGATCTCACGCACGACGGAGTTGGCGGGAGGTGACACGACAAAACGTTGGTACGTCTCGTCTGTCTCAAGCTCCGGGTTGAAGCTCACCCATATCTCACTGTCAGGCTTGCGGATCGTCGGCGTGAGGATGTCCCAGGACTTCTTTGAGACGTTCCTGGCTTCCTCGACCCAGCATCGGTCCACACCCTCGAAAGACTTCAAGTCGCTCGGGTTGATGCGTAGCCCGGAAAAGCGAAACAACGATCCGGTGAAGCGATGTTTGATGACTGTCGCTTGCACCTCGTACGTGACGCCCAAGCCCAACGCCTCGATGCGATCGCTCAAGAGTTGATGCACGGATTCACGGATGCTGTCCATATGTTCGCGCGCACAGAGCGTGCGCAACATGGAGGCGTGCGATGTGACCAGGAGCGCATCGGCAAACGCCCAGGACTTCGCTCCACCACGGCCGCCATACGCCACTTTGTAGCGCGACGGCTGGTACAGGAACCCAAGCTTGTCAGGACACTGTACGCGGAGAGCTGACATGCTCGATCACCACGTGACGATGCTCAACCGGAGCATTCGGGTCGCCGGCATGCTCCGTGCGCTGCAGCTTGGGGATGTGGTACTCCACAACGTCCATCAGGCACTTCCACGCGGCTTGTGCACCTTGATCCCTCGCGATCTCGTCAAGCCATCCCTGCATGCGCTGGGCGTTGTCATCGACAAGGCGGGCGATGGCCTCACGTGCGTTCTTCGTTGCGACGTTCGGCTTCCCTTCGCGTGATCCGCCTCCCGTTTTTTTTCCCTTCGCCATCGCAGAGATTCTCAGTCTGCGATCAGCGCCGCTTGCCCAAGATGCGGTCGGCCTTGGCCTCGATCTTCGCCGCGCTGGACTTGCTGAGGTGACCGGCCTTGACCTGCTGGGTAGCACGCGCCTTGGCGTTGGCCGCATGGGCGCGATCCGGCATCGGATACTTCCGCGAACCCGGAAGACCGAACTCCGACTTCGGGAGCGCAGCACGATGCTTGGACGTGAGCTTGCTCACCGCGGCGAACCCTTGCGACCCAGATGTTTCGGATCGCTGGGGGCGCTGGACGGGATCTTGTACTTACCGCCATTCGGTCGCGATCCGGAACCGGTGGCGGTGTGCTGCGGGGCGGACTTGCGGTTGTCGTTGCTGCGGTACTTCATGACTTGGCTCCGGTGGAAGATGCGTCGAGGTACGCCGTACGCCACCGACAAGCGGTGGATCGAGAGACACGGAAGGCATGCATGATGTCCGTGGAGACAAGCCGATCACGGTTGGCTGCCCATCGGGCAAAGCGAATCAGGGTTTCCGTGTAAGACTCGGAACCGGAGGCGCGTGCGATGGCGGCAGTGGACGGATGCATGGAGTGAGGCTAGATGCCGGTCACTCCGTCATGCGGGAGCATCCATGGATCGGTGATAAGCCCGAAGCCAACGCGTCGCTGTGGAATAGCTGATCTCCCATACCGCGACGGTGTGATCCAGCGTCAAGCGGGATGCAGGCAACGAATCCGCCCATCGCACGAAACGAACGAATAGCTCGACGCGGGATTGGGTATGTGATTGATCAGTGACAGATCCCAACATGAGATTTCACCTTGACTTCGGCGGGTCGGTGTGCCAGGTCATGCCTGAGCCTTCCGCTGCGTCCGTTCCTCGCGCTTGACCTGCCGCTTGAGCCGTGCCAGTTCGCCTTGTAAGCGACGCACGAACTTGTCGGCCACGTCCAGCGGCATGGCCTTGTAGTCGGCGCCAATGAACACCGCCAGCCGGTCGCCGATGATGGTTACCTCGGGCTTGGTGGGTAGGGTCATCCCATCACCTCGATCTCGATCCATACACCCGGAGCCTCCAGCGCACCACGACCCTCGTTCGGGTAGCGCTTCGCCAGCAACCCGTATTCCACGACTCGCGCATCGTCCTTCCAGACCCCTGCGGCGGTCAGCGCGTCTTCCGTGCTGCGTGCCAGCTTCGACAGGTCAGGCGTCCGCATCGGCCACGTCTGCCGGCGCTTCGGCGCGCTCGACGGCTTCGGGAGGGTGAACACCATGTGCAGCCGCAGCGGGCAATCCAGCGGCGCACGCAGACCGCGCACGATCTCCGCCGCAGCCTTCACGTCCTCGCGCCAGGGCTTGACCTTCTTGCTCGATTCGACCATGACGCCGCGGCCGCCCTTGACGCCCATGAAGCGCTTGGAGCCCTGCGGACCCGGGATGCCATAGACCTTGATGGTCATCACCCACGGCAGGCTTTCGGCATGGGCTTCGTTCCGCGAATCGCTGTCGTCACGCTCCGTCACGCGCGCGATGTGGGCGGCTTGGGTGGTCATCGCATCCCCTCCAAGCTGTCCCACTCCGCATCAGCCATCGTTACGGCATGGGATTCCACCCCTTCGGGACGATGATCCGCTTGGCGCATCGCCATGACGCGCATGTCGGCGTTAAGCGCCAGGTCGCCCGTTGGGCCGTTGCGCTGCTTGGCCAGGATCAGCTCCAGATAGTCGCGATGCGATTCGCTGGGTCGATGCAGGAAGATGATCACATCGGCGTCTTGCTCGATCGCCCCGGAATCGCGCAGGGTCTTGAACGTGGGCCGCGTACCATCGCCGCCGCGATTGAGCTGCGAAAGGCAGATCACTGGAAGATTCAGATCCTTGGCTAGACCCTTGAGCGCCCGCGTGATGATCTGCAAGCCTTCGTTGACGGTCTGCGCTTTGGGTGGCGCAATCATCGTTAGGTAGTCGATCACGATCATCGATAGCGGGGTGACGGCGTGCTGCTGACGAGCGCGAGCACACAAAGTTTCGACGGTGACACCGGAGCTTTCGTCGATGTAGATCGGGAGGTCGCGGATCTCCGTGCATGCCGCACCCCACTTCGACCAGTCCTCCTCCGGCATTTGTTTGGGGTTGCGCAGATATTGGCCATTGACGCGACTAACGGCCGAGGTGAAACGGTCGTTGAGTTGCTTTCCGCTCATTTCCAACGAGAACACCAGGGCGGCCTTGCGATCGCGCGCCGCAGAAAGCACGCACTGCATGGCGAAAGCAGTCTTGCCCACGGCAGGGCGTGCGGCGAGGATGATAAGGTCGGCGGGTTGCCAGCCTTCGGTCATCGCGTCCAAGGCCGCTATACCGGTGCGGATGCCGGTCAGGCGTTCCGTGGAGGCATGCCGCCGCATGATGTCGTCGGTGGATAGCCGGAGGAATTCGCTGATGTGCTTGATCGCGCCGGCATTGCGAGGTGCGCATGCGGCCAGGATGCGCTGGGCTTCGGCGCCCACGTCGTCGCCGTCCAGATGGGCGATCTGCAGACCCGCGGCTTTGATCCGACGGCTGATTGCCGCGTCTGCGACGAGCTTCGCATAGGAAACCACATTCGATGCACGCCATCCTTCGTCCGTGGCGCAGGCATAAGCGAGCTGAGCGAGATCAGGGATGGCGTCGCCCACTGTGACGGAATCGAACTCATCACCTTCCCGGGCTCGGCGAGCGATTTCGGCAAACAGACGATGGTGGTCGCGTTTGGCAAAATCCGCCGGATCGAGGGTATCGGCGATTTTCCAGTAACACTTCGGATCGACCAAACAGCAGCCGATCACCGCAGTTTCCGCGTGCGGGTTGAAGTTCATGCGGCGGCTCCAAGGGTGGATTGTGCAGGCGATTCCTGCCGCAGGCGCTCGCGGCGATCCATCGCTTTTTCGTAAACCCGGGTCAGGGTCTTGAGCTTGATCAGGTGATCGAAATCGGGGCGCCAGTTGGCATGCTCGTCGGAATACGGGCCGTTTCCGTTCAGGAAATCATCCATCGCGCATTCGGCGAAGATCGCCCGAAATGCGCCGATGCGACGGTGCTCGATCGGCAGGGACTGCCACGCTCGGCGGATCGAGGTTCGGCGCTGTGCAGTGACCAACCGAACCCTGGCCAACTGCGGCAGGCGGTCGTGGTAGGCCTGGACGATGGCCTGGTACGGGACAGGATCGGCGGTTGGTGAGCCGGATTCGTCGTCGTCGGGTTGGGGTGGTTCAGCGGGAGCTGAGCCACCTTGCTGCTCTTGATCTTTAATCCCTGTCCCTGTCCCTGTCTCTTGCGATCCCGACGGGATTCCCGACGGGATATCTTCGGGATTACCGACGGGATTCTTTTTCGATCCCGACGGGATTCCCGACAACCTGCGCTTGGATAGCTGTCGGGATTGCGGGTTGAGGTTGGCCAGAAGGCTGCGCGTCTCGACGATCTCAGCTTCAATCGGCGCAGGATTGAACTCCAGTCCCCACCGTTTGGCGTTCCCTGCCCCACTGCTCAGGCGCTGTGCCAGCTTCTCTAGCCACGCCTCAAGCGCTTTTTCGGCAACCACTGGGTGGTAGTACCGGCCGTCCTCTGCCAAGAGCCAGCCACGCATCACATGCATTTTGATCTTCGACCAGTTTTTTGCTTGCGATAGATGCGCGAGCATGCGGTCGTTGTCTGGCAGTGATCCGGCTGGAACCTGATGCCAGCTCACAAGCCAAAGAGTCATCGCCGCGGCGCGCTCATCACCGTTTCCGAGAACCCAGGTCTCGGAGGTCAATAACCGCTGCACGTCTATTGGCATAAAGGCGAAGTCGCGCAGATCCACGTTGTCAGGGACAAGCGGATGCATCGGATCATCCCTTCACGTTGAAGTACGCGATCAGCGCATGGGCGAAGTCCTCGATGACGAGCGGCGTCACCCAGGTTTTCTCGGAGAGCTGCCGAAGCCACAGCAGGATGTCGTCGCGCGTGGAGCAGTGGCTGATCGGGATGCTGTAGACGCTTCCGTACAGTTCCGGGTCATGCACATCGAAATGGCCGTCACCGATCGTGACAAGCTTCGGCCTACGCTGTTCTTCGAAAAGCGCCTCCATGCAATCGGAGGCGCTCCGCAAACCTTCAGAATTCATGCTGCGATGCTCAATGGAAGTTCCGGTTGAATGGGCTTGGGGAGGATCGCCAGCGCGGCCTCGGCTGCAGCGATCTCCTCCGTGGTATGGCGCTTGTCGGCCTCCGCGATGCAGGCTCGCACGTGCGCAAGCTGGCGATCGAACCAGGCATCCGAATGCTTCATGCCTGCCCGTCCAGTGTGCGGTTGTGCTTGTGGTAGTCGCGTTCCGCCTGTTCGTAGGCGTTCCGGGCTGCGTTCTCGCGCTTGAGCTGATCGATGCCGTACTGCGCCCACTTGACCAGTTCAGGGTCGTTCTCGAACGGGATCGGGTCCAGGTCGCCGTTGTCGGAGATGCTCTGCATCAGTGCTTGCTCCTGCGCAGGTCGTAGCGGTAGCCGCCATGGGCATCAGCGAAGTCGCGCTGCGCCTTGCGGGATGGGAGTCGGTGCCAGTGCGTGCCGTTGACGGCGCGCGGCGTGAAGACGAGCCACTGCGTGGGCGGGAGGGTGGGTTTCATGCCGTCGCTCCCCTTTCATGCACCTGCATGTCCGCGCTGATCCACTGCGCGAGGCGGTAGCCGCTGTGGTTCGTGCTGTAGACGCCGACGAGGTGCGACGCGTGCTTGCGCATCTGCGCATCCCACGTCGGGTCGGTGCGGCTCAGCGCGGCGCAGACGTCGGTGTCCACGCGGAAGAAGATCGCGGCCTCGCCGTACTTGTGCACGATGCCCGCGGCCTTGCGTGCGGCCTTGGCGATGCCGCCGAGACGGCGGACTTTGCCGATGGATTCGATCACGCGGCCTCGCCCTGCTTCGCGGGATCCGTGCCGAAGATGTCCTCGCGCAGCTCGTAGCGCGTGACGGCGCCTTCGGTGACGCGTTCGATGGCGTTGGCGAGTTTCGGACCGGCCTTCTTGTTGTCCGTGGTGATCATGTAGAGCGTGCCGGCGCTGCATTCGGCTTTCACGGCCAGCTGTTCGATGACTGGGCAGCCCCGCTTCGCAGTTCCGCCATGGGTAAGGCAGTAGGATCGTAGGTTCATAGGCTTACATTACCTTCACGGTTATGCTATGTCAACACCCTTCCGGTCGCGATCCGAATTACTGAACCATGTCGTTTCCAAATATTTACCGTTTGGGTGTTGACATCCATAACCTTTGCGGTAATCTACTCCCATCCCCGGCCACCCCGGGAAGGGAGAGGAAGGACATGGTCAAGAACAGCAAGCAGTCTTGGGAAGTCGGTGAGGCCGTCAAGGTTGGTTTCCTCACCCTGATCGTCTGCGCCAAGGTCGCCACGCCTGGCGATTTCATGCCGGATGCCTACGCCCTGTCCAACGCGGCAGGCAGCGCTTTCTACCGGTTCGTGCCCCACAACGGTCTGACGCGCGTCTCGTCGCTGACCGAAGCGATGGAGGCCTGAGCCATGGCAACCCGAAAGACCAAGACCGAAGCGCCGAAGTCGAGCAAGACCGTCAAGCCGAAGGTCTCTGCGCCGCAAGAACCCGTTCAGATCGCCTACAAGGGCTTCGACAAGAGCCTCAAGTGCCGCGACTTCCAGTACGAGGTCGGCAAGAGTTACGAGCATGACGGCCTCGTCAAGGCATGCGAAAGCGGCTTCCACGCCTGCGAATACCCGTTGCACGTGCTGCGCTACTACAAGCCCGGCACGTCGCGCTTCGCCATCGTCGAGCAGGGCGGCGAGATCTCGCGCCACGGTGACGATTCGAAGATCGCCAGCTCCAAGATCAAGGTCAAGGCGGAGATCAATCTCGCCGGCCTCATCAAGGCGGCTATCGAATACACCACGAGCCGCGCCAAGCCTCAGGCTGGTTGCAATACATCGGAGAAGAACGGCGCTGCCACGGCCTCGGGCGACTACGGCGCTGCCACGGCCTCGGGCAACTCCGGCGCTGCCACGGCCTCGGGCAACTCCGGCGCTGCCACGGCCTCGGGCGACTCCGGCGCTGCCACGGCCTCGGGCGACTACGGCGCTGCCACGGCCTCGGGCAACTCCGGCGCTGCCACGGCCTCGGGCGACTACGGCGCTGCCACGGCCTCGGGCTACTCCGGCGCTGCCACGGCCTCGGGCAACTCCGGCGCTGCCACGGCCTCGGGCGACTACGGCGCTGCCACGGCCTCGGGCAACTCCGG